GACCCAATGTGAATAGTTGTTGGATGTATCAATAAGACTGAATCCCATATCGATAAAAGCATCTAACAGGGCGAAAGACTGTTTCTCATCGACGGTCCAGCCAAATACATTTCCACCAAAGACAAGAGGTTTGAATTCAATTTCACTGTTTCCGAGTTTTACTTTTTCCATGATCATTTGATTGTTTACTGATTAAAATTACGTAAAAAAGGCCATTTTCAATCAATTGATAGGGCATTGAAAAGTTTTTTTAAAATTTTCTCATTCATTTTCAGCGAGTTTTAAAAATGCGCGTTATGGTGATTTGGAATAATAAAAACTTTGCTTACTTTTGCATCATCCCAAACGGATATGCCCGGATGGCGGAATTGGTAGACGCGCTGGTCTCAAACACCAGTGGGAAACCGTGCCGGTTCGACTCCGGCTCCGGGTACTAAAAGGGTCTTAAGATTATATATCATAAGGCCCTTTATTAGTAAAATACCCTTTTGGGAACGTAAAACCACACCTCGACACGGGTGATTTAGTTAACAAGCCGAAAAATTTGTAGACAACGTGTATACAAGATTTTTGGTTATGAGTAAACCTATATCATCACCCGGACAAATGTTCAAAATTTCTTTAAAGCTGTTTACTTGGACAGCACGAATTCAACAAAATGGTATATCGGCACTCTACATTGAGTCCTATATATCAGTCAAAGGCAAAAAAGCGGATCGTAAACAATTCAATATTAATTTGGAATGGCCGCACGCAAAAATTGATTTTGGTAAAAATGAATTGCGTCAGCGCTATAAAAACGACGAGGACGTAAACGATTATAATATGATAATTCGGGACCAGATCAGCCGGATAAATGAAATTGCGAAACGTTTCCGCCTGCAGAACCGTATGCTTACCAATGAGATGATCGAGCGGGAATTGTTATATTACGATGCTTCCCGATCCCTTGTCGCATTCATGCGGTTATCCAGGAAAGAAAGGTTCCAGAGCAAAGAAATTGTAAAACGTACTTACATGAACCACCTAAGTACGATCAATTCTATTATTGACTTTAGACCTTTGACTGAATTCTCCCAGATCGATAAGAAATGGTTTTCCGATTATCGCAATTATCTCAAATCGGAAATCAAACAAGATGGCAAAGTAGTGAAGAAAGCGATTTCAGATAATACGGTATGGACGCGTATAAAAGACATTAAAGCTTACTTGACAATAGCCAATGAGCAACATGGTGTGTATGTGCCGGAGTTCGGCCCAAAGGAGATAAAGAACCCGTATCACAAGAAAGAAGCCGTTTATCTGAGAAAAGAAGAAGTTATAAGACTAATCAATAAACTTGACGAGGGAGTATTAGGTTCACAGGATTACCAGGTACTTAAAGCTTTTTTATTTTGTTGCTTTACAGGTTTCAGGATATCAGATCTATACAATTCGACTTATCAATGGATGGTATCAGATAATTTCCTGCAATTTTTAATGGTCAAGAACTCCGAGAATAAACCTAAGACTATTACAATACCGTTGATTCCTATAGCGAAAAAGTTCATTTCAAACAATAAGGGTAAATTCTTCGACCTCCCGACTGAACAAGAATACAATCGCACATTGAAAGTTTTAATGAAGCTGTGCCAGATAAATAAGAAAGTAAGTAGCCATGCAGCACGGCATACATTCGGCCATCTTTTCATGAAATTTGGCGGTAATATATTGGCGCTTATGAAAATTTTAGGGCATACAAAAATCGAAACAACGATGACGTATGCCCATTTGGATGATGACGATAATCTGGATCTAGCATTAAAGGTTAATGATGAGTTTAGTGATCTGCCTAAATTCAAAATAATTGCGTAAATACTACTTGATGTGTTAATTAGTGACATCTCTTGCGGATACATAAATAAACACATAAGTTAAATGCAATAAAAAACACTCTTTAAGAAGACCTTAAAGAGTGTTTAAGATAAGTAACTGATGAAGTTAGCCTAGAAACTTTACTTTTCCCATTTTGGTATATAATCTTTACTTTTTAAAGAATCAAACCAAAAAACCGGACTCCAATCTTTCGGCATGTTATCCATTATTTCTTTAGATATTGGGAAGACGCCTCCTACATCATTTATATTAACTTCAAATACTAAAAAAAACAAAGTACCATAGCAATCTGTCAAAATGCTCAACAGGAAATTAGTACTTATACTATCTGGAGTAGCTAGAACTATAGTTGTAGGAATATATCTCCACCATTCAAATTTGGATTTTTCAATAAAATCTAAAAACTTCTGATCCGCTTCCTTAGAAGGAAGATCACTAAGTGAAATTACATATGTCCTCATTATTTTTCCCCTTCTTCCATTGGGTTGTTTTGTCCATTAGACTGTAAAACAACGTAATCTGTTTCCTTCATTTTTAATCTACCTAAATTACTATCGCCAGTAATCGCAATTTTCTCTAAAGCTGTTTTTTCAATATTAAATTTTTCCGATCTCAACAAATCAGGATTTTTATGTAAACAGTAAAAGTAAGCATATGCAGACATTGCTAAGAAGATTACTCCGATTACTACAAAAATAAAAGCAAATATTTCTTTTTCCAAAATCAAACAAGCTATAGTTAGAGCAAATAATACAAACGATATCCACATTATAGGTTTTAATACATTAGATCTATAACCTTGTGTAGTAGCAGATTCAAACAAACTTTTAAATGCTGAATTCATCCTTTTTCTTATTATATTTTTGCAATTATAAAAAATTATACAAATCATTTAATCATTTTTTTTATAAATGGACATAAAATAAGCTTAAACTATGATATTTGAGAAACTATATAATCTCCCATCAATTTTGCGCCAAAAATGTTCGGATGTATTCCATCTCCCGCGTAAGTAGTGTAATTAATCCCGTTAATCTGAACACCTCTATAGGTGTCTATAACTTGTATACCATAATCCGCGCATATATCTAATATTACTTGGCGAATAGCTTTTAGCTCCAGTAAATTTCTAGGCCCATCGTTACCACCTATAGGTGTTAGGCATATTATTTTTGCTTTAGGTATATTCTGCATCAATTTAACAAGCATGCCTCTATAGCAACTAGCAAAAGATAAATCTGTTTTCATTGTCCCTATAATATCATTCTCATTTGTTTGTGAGTATGCAATTGCTGTTGTCAAAGGAGGATTGTTGTAATCCAACAACGGGGGATTAGATGCTTGCCCTATAACTGTGCCTTTTCCTAAATCATTTCTGCCCCCTAAAATTGGAATGACATCCGGATTATAAAAAACTATATCATCAGCACGGCATGTAATACTATTATTCGTCGCAGGATTTGTCACTTTACCATCTGTCAAGCCGGGGTATATTCTTGTACCGCCTACTGCAGTTGGCCTATATCCATTCTTCCCGTTACGGATCTCATTATAATCTGGAGCTATTCCTGTTTGGAAAGTAATCAACCTTTGCCACAACATCTGATGCGTAATACTATCACCTAAAAAGGTTACAACCTTATCCTGATATTTTTTAAAACTTAAACTAAGTTCTCCTTTTGTAATTCTATCATTTGGAAATGGTATATTTTTACCGTCAAAAACGCCTTTAAATATGGCAAAAAACCTTTCTTTATTGCTGGCTGTTGTAGTTACGGAAACTGATTTCCAATCATTTTGAGGGATAATCTGATATACTCTTATAGAATCAGGCCAAACATCACCATTATTACCAATTACTAATCTGCTGTAATTAGACAGATTTAAAGCATGTGTCAGATCGTTAGTATCTGTATAAACACCAAAACCTAATTCGCTGGAAGATGTTGCGACACTATTAACTATAACAGTATACACCTCGCCGTAAACAACGTCAAATGTCACATTTTGACCTCCAGTAATAGGTGAACCTATTGCATTAAATCTGCCATTGGAAAGCTTAGACAATGACGCTCTATTATAAAACTCTTCATTATCTTTTAAATCATATCTATTTTTATAACTCTCGATATCTTCAAATACCTCTAGATAATACTCAAAAGATGTAATCGGAAAATCAGAAGCTAATAATCTTTTAGAAGATATTGCTGTTAAAGCTTTATGTCTTTCTGTTAACTGAGAGTTGGTAGTCAAACCAAATACAACGTACCTAGCCTTTGAGGGTATAACAAAAGGTGTTTCAAAAACCGTTTCTTCGGTGCCATTAAAATTTACTAAAAAGCTAGTTGCAGCTGGAATGTTCGGAATTGCTATTGTCATTATTGAGTCACTATTAACAATAATATTCCAATCTTTGTCATAGAATATAACACCGTATGAAGATAAGTTATTTGTCAGTTTATAAATCCACAAGACCTTCTCTCTTGGTGTTAACTCAACAATTGGAGTGCATAGATGTAGATATGAGTAAAAGTTAGCATTAGAAATATTAGCTACTGTTCTTTGTCCTTTAGCAAATGCTAAACTATTACTTCTTAAGCTAGTTTTTGGGACTGAGTTTACTATTTTTTTAATATCTGTAATATAACAATCTTTCCCCTCTTCATTAATTCGGTTAAATGAAATGCTAACCTTTATAGAATCAACAGCAGCCTGAGTAGGAGCTACTAGCCTTGAAACAGCTATCAGTATTTTTGCTGAATTTTTAGGGATAATATTATACCTTCCGTAATATGATATTCCACCATTTAGTATTAAGTTGTCTGATTCATCGTAGAAAGCATAATTCGCAACTCCAGAATTACTAGCAAACAAAGATAAAGTCCAACCATCAACATAAATTGGCTTCTCCCATAAATTCGGTGTTATCGGAATGACAAGATACCCTCCTGTACCATTAGAAATAGTACCATCATTATTAAGATATTTATCAGTAACAAGTCCGCTTCCGTTATTAAGATTAAACTCTTTACATTTCCAGATAATTTTACTGACAGGTGGTATACTTATTAAGTTCCAACTCTCCTCAGATTTAATATTGTCTATATTATTTTCTTTTGAAGATATATAAAGAGCGCCATCTGAATCAACTACTTGAGCATCTTTCTTATATCCAGCTAAACCTGAATCTGGGTCAATGAATGACGAGCTCCAAATAGGTAATATACCTTGGCCATCTTGGCCCTTAGGTAGGGTTAAAGTAAACTTCTTAATCCACTTAGTTCCATCAAACAAGGTAAGACCCCATTGAGTAGCCGAATATTCCAGAGTTCCTCCAGTTGGCTGCGTAAACTTCCCATCTGCAAGAAATCCAAATTTATTCCCTGTTTCCGGAATTGGAAGCGGCACTGGAGTTGAATCTTCAGCTACTGGAAGATCCACAAAGTCGGATCCCTGGATCTGCACGTCGCCAATAATTTGTTTACCAAATTCTTGTAAAGTTGCACCTCTCAAAAATGCTTCATTAGCTTGTTGAAGGGCTAAAAATACCTTTTGCCAGTCTGTGACTGGTGGAAGTCCATTGATATTAGGCTCTAAAATATTGTCGCTCATTATTGTAAAGTTTTAAAGTTTTAAAAAGTTAGGTGCTTGCACGATGTAGGGATAGGCAAGCATAGTGTCCTGGTATGAAAATTCGATATCGAAGTCGTTCAAAGCATTCTTAGTCGGATCAATAGCCGGATCTTTCAGATTGATAGCACGGAAAGCACCATCAAGCAGGTGGTACCGCTGTTTGCTGAAAATGAAGTCGATCAACAACTGGCGGTGCTGTCTTGACTGGATATAGCCAGTATTCTTTTTTACAGATCGCGAAAGGGTCCCCGCGTATTCCACGATGTATTCTTCCTGCATGATAGCCGTGGAAGTTTCATTTTTGAACGTTTCTTTCTGTTCACCAGACATGACCAAGCTATCAAAACCACCGAGACGGTTTTGAAAAATGAAAAATTCATCGACAACATGGTTGTATTGTTCGACGACGAAAACCTGTTTTCTTAATATGATCTTGTTAGCAGAATTGACCGCGTAAACAGTATACTGTTTTAGCTTCTTTGTGGAATTGCGCTGAACCAAATAGGCAGACACATCTACCGTCTGCAGCTTCAAAGCTTGTAGAGTGGCATAAGTTAACAACGCCGTTGTATTGTCCTCAAAAACGCAATCGACCTTAACGGTCGCCGCTTCATCTGGATAGGCTGTCAAGTAAACAGGCTGGTGTGTTCTTACCGTCTGGGGAAGCAAAGCTATATTAAGCCAGTTGGTTGCTGTAATAAATTCCAGATCAATTGGCTGTCTATAGTAGAATCCTTTTATCACTTTAAAAGCCAGATTTACCGTCATGTCAGCATCGCTTATTCTAACTGTAAAAGTCCGGCATCCCTGTTCGTGTACAGTAACCAGGTCGTCTTTAGGTCTGTCTATTGTTAGCAGATCATCGATCAGCAGGGAATACTTTAAAACCAAATAAGTGAAAAGATTTAAGGGACTGTAATTTTCCTCGATGATTTCCGTTGTCCCATCCAATAACTTGACCGTGACCTGGGCTTGTGTCGAAGCTACTTCGATAGGGGGTAAGCTTAACGAATAATTTAAGGTATCCGGTTTTGATCGAATAGAGAGCATACTAAAAGGATATTAAGTCATACGTCACACCCAAACCAATACCATAGGAAAATCCGTTTGGCGTCATGATCGGTCCACCAAAAGCGCCAATGCCCCAGCGTGAAGGCTGTTTAACCTTTGTGATGTCCTGAACCAAACTGATCTGCGCCCGATCATCGGAAACAATGATGGCCGAATAATATTTGTAGGGATGGAATATTGATTTACGTGATCGATACGTCAGCAATTCGGGTTTTATCGTGACTTTAGGTATCCAAAGATTGGAATCTATATTGTAGCGAATATCAAAGGTTTTGTCTTTTAATTGCGCCCACTGTGCGCCCTTATGATCTTGGTACCGGGTTCCTTTCAATGAGTCCTGCAGCGTTATAGCAAATGATTTCCACGACTTGACATCCTTTAGGGCAATTTTTAAAGCCGCCTGTAAAGTGTCCGCTACACTTTTGGAAACGAAGTCCCCAATATTCCTGTTGGTTTCGATTGGAATGTACCGGATAATTGTTTTTTGGCCCAAACTATCGTGCGTGGTCCCCACGATAGTGTTATAGGCATTTACACTGTCTTTTAAGTCACTCATTTGTTTATATTCCGCTTTAAGCGACTTGTTTTCCTGGTAGAAAGTAAATGCGATAATACCGACTATCACAATTACGACACATAATAAAAAGTATCTCATGGCATTACTTGTTTAATGTCCTGTGCGGACTGTTTTCTTACAATTGAATCGTTTTTAGCTGTCTGATTTTTTAGTTCTTTATCATTAAGCACATTCTGTAAAAGGATTTTATTTAGTTCTGAAATTTCCTTACGGGCTTCCTTCAGATCTTCTTTACAACCGTCGTTATTATCTTTTGATTCCTGTCGATTACTGTCGATCAGCCAAAAAATCAATATTATCATTATACCTGTGATTGTCTGCCGATAATACTTCGATAGCGCTTGGATCAATGGTGCGAACAGGATTTTAATTAACTCATTCATATTAGTTTCAGTTAGGCAAAAATGCTTTTATATGGCATATTTTTAAAGGACAGGGCTAAACCTCGATCAGATCAGCGACAACAGGATCTATGCGGTCACGTCTTATGGTATACTGCAGCTTTTCAATATAGAAATTACGCCCGTCCAGGTGAACTTTATCCGTGATCGAAAGTCTGTTCAGTTCCAATGCTGTCAACAGAAAAACGCCAGATCCCTTTAAGCGCGCCTTTTCGATCCAGTTCTTGAAATCTTTGTGATATCGCGCTATTAGGCCGTCGTTCCCATCCCATGAAAGGGAGATGTTCGCATTTCCGTAGGGACTCAAAAAAGGGTATTCTTTGCCGCTTACAGTTCGATTTCCAGCATAAACTAACAATGACAGATAGGTCTGCCGTACGTTACGTATAGAAATGTCCTGCATATTTTCTGGGTCCCATTTAGGCACAATCCAAAATTTCTTTGCTAAAGGGTCATCGTTTAGGCTATTCCAGTATACGGCGGGGGATAAGTATAGCTGTTTGATATCTGACTTTGCGTTAAACTTGTTTTTCTCCCCAGATTCTGTTTTTGCTTTTGGTTTTTTATACCCCTTGAAGTCATATCCGATTACAAGTTCATAGCCTTCGACGTTTTGGACAATGTAGTATTGGTAATAGGCGCTTTTGATAAAAATTTCCTGTGTTGACGTAATCAGAAATGTTTCCGAATACGAATCATCATGGTCAGTCAGATTGAATTCCTTGGCTTGCATCGCTTCATGGGTAGCTACTTCGGTAAACGTTACATTTTCCTCTGAATAGTATTTTGGATCTTCGAATCCATAATCATAATATTGAGCATCCTGTTTTGATTTATTAAAAACACCCTGCAGCTTACTTGTCCAATTTGCTTTGACAGGCTGGGCAAACACCTCTTTATTTTCCTTGACTATGAATTTTCCTTTGTGGGCCACCAACGTAAGGCAAAATAGGTTAAGGATCATCTGCAGGAACTTATTTGCATTGATATTAGGTAGGCAATCGGACAACGTCAAATAAGCTGGTAAGTCACCCAAAGGACTACTTGTAATCGGTTTGGGGTCACTCCATGTAACAAAGAGGTTCTTAAGGTAAAATGTCGGTATAAGAATATCACGCAGGGCGGTGGTTTCAAATGGCGATTCGATCAGATTGGAGCCGATCAGCTTGTCAATAAGATATTTCATCCGAAAGATGGGGAATATGATTCCATGTGCCTGATCGCTATTGCTTGAATCTTTGAAATAGAAATTTTGCGATGATGGATTGAAGCAATTCAGATATTGCTTTTGCAGTTCCAAAATTGGTGGATTGGTCAATGACGACCTGTAAGTCAATCCCGTAACACGGTCGTAATAGGATCTGATTTCGTCTTGGTAATATCGATATTCATTATTAGTCGTGCGAACGTGGATCGGAGCCGCAATATAATTTGGATTTGTGTTATAGGCTAAGCCTGTCGCCCAGGTCTTATACGAATAAAAATACGACTGTGGATTGTCAAAGTCATAGACACCTTCATTGCCCGAAAATTGAACCTCTCCAACATCTTTGGAAAACATAGCGACATCTAAGTTCTCATTAAAGTCAACCCCTTTAAAATTGACCTTAATTGTGTTTTCACAGCTTACAAGATTAATTGTTCCGTCGTGGATCAATATTCCCTGAAAATAGATCTGGCAGGGGTATGTTTTAAATAGATTGTCGCCCAGGTGCGCCCCTATACGATTTGGATAGCCAAATATCTGCAGGTTCCTAGGGGTCATCGGCAAATCAAAAGCAAGGCTATAGGGGATAGGCAGGCGTTCTTCTGCCATCATGGGATTTTCGACCGTCATTGCGATACTGATATCGGAAGGAAGATCGACATTTAATTTTTTGACCTTAATTTCAAGCATAGCACGAAATTACCTGCGTGCTATGCTCTTTTAAAGGACATTACAGTGATCCGTTGGACTGGTCACGTTGAAGTTCATCCATTCTTTCAACAAAGCCACCTTTGCCCAGTAGGACTACTTCTGCTTTAAGATTATCAAGCTTATTGTTAAGCTTCGTGATTACAGCGACCATATTTGAATCGTCGTAAACGAATGGCGCTGGGGCAGGAATATTGAGCGTTGAACCGCTGAATGTGCCGCCTGTTGCTCGACCCGTGATCGACGATTGGATAACCGACGACAACATCGACGGATTGATATTTCCGTTGCGTTGAACTGAATCAAGCCAGGATATGACCGGAGCCGTGACGGGATTATTGACAAGATCGTTATTTGCCACCCATTCGGTACCCCCTTCCGATACCAAAATAGTTGGCTTGTCTATAAATCCGCGCATACTTGGTCTATTCTTAGCCCTGAACGGTTTATTGTCCTGTTTGCGACGTACATCAATAAATCCACCATCTTCGCGGCCTTCGATGACTGGTAAAGGTGTTTTTATGATCGTAGCGACCTGCAAAGCACCCATAGCAGCAACAAGCGCCATAAGGACCGGATTCGGAAACGCTTTGGTGATCCCGGTAGCTGTATTGATGATTGCCGTCATCAAACCGACGCTCTTTTCGCGTTTCGCTTGATTGTAAGCGATGACAGACTTTTTCTTTTCAAGATCTTTATCCAACTTTTCGATCTGGGCGTTGTAAGCTTCTTGGCTTATGCTTCCGCTTTTTAAGCGTTTGTCCAGATTGTCTTTTTTCTTTTTGTTGGCCTGCTCGTCCTGCTGCAGCTTGGCGTTTTCACCTGCAGCCACAAATGAATTGTATTGCTTCCAGATATCAGTTCCGGCAGTAACCGCATTGAACATGCGTTGTAGCTTTTCTTCACTGGTGCCGATATTGGTAAAGAGATTTTGCCAATCATCGAAAGTCATACCGAGGATATCGGTCTTGCCCTTCGTGTCGGTTTTAAATTCGTCGGTTTTATCTAGACCTTTTAAAGCCGCGATTTCAAGTTTTAATTCCTGTATTTTTTTAGACAGGGCTTTCTTTTCTTCGTCGGAAAGAAGGGCATCCGATAGGTTAACGCCCTCTAATTGTCCTGTACGCATTGTTTCTTGCAGGATGTTCAACAATTCTTCAAGATGCTTGCGTGTGGCTTCCTGTTCGGCAAGTTCCTGCTGATTGCGGATCAGCTTTTTAGCCTGTGCTAGATTGTTTACTTTGCTTAGCTCTTTGGCGTTGAGCTTTTCGGAAAGAAGTTCTTTTGCCTGTGATAAACTTGTGATCGAATTTAATTCGTCAATGTGCTGAATCTTAAGGTCAGTTATTAACGATTTATTCGCTTCCAATGCCTGATCTGTACGTTTAGCCAGTGCATCGGCATCGATTTTATTAAGATTGGCTTGATGATTATTTTCTAATATTTCCCATGCTTTAAGTTGCTCCTCAGTCATTTTAGTGATAGCTGCCAATTGTTCTTCGGTTAGATCTTTACGCTGTCTGTCAAACAAGCCTGCTTGTTCAAGCCGTTTCTGGTAGGAATCGTTTTCCTGTTTAACTAATGGATCTGTCTTATCCACTAAATTTTCACGAAACCTTTTTTGTGAAGCCTGACGTTTGGTCAACTCATGTTCGGCAACTTTGGTCGTTTCCTGTTGAGAATGATTGTATTTTCGATTTATTTCATTCGTTTTTTGCTGGTATTCAGCTTGAAGTTCTGCAAGTTTATCCAATTCATCAGCAGTCATTTGGCTACGATCCCGTTGAAATAATCCGGTAGCTTCAAGTTGTGCCTGATAATCTTTCTTTGCGTCCTCTAATTCTTTCAACCGTGCTTTTTTAGCTTCCCGTGCAGCCTTCTCTGCAGCTTTTTGGGCTTCTTTGTCAACAGGGGTAACTTTTCCACCAGTCACAGTATTATCATCCGTTTTTGGACCGATAAGACTGTTTAATTTAGCTGTATTTGCAAGTATAGAATCTGTTAGTAGTTTTCGTCCTTGTGCTATATTTTTTAATGACTGCAGATTATCTTCTGCATTAAATATCGTTGATGCAGGTAGCCCGACGATTTGTTTTCTTATCTCTCTATATGTTTCAGTCCAAAAGCCTAATTCACCTTTTGCAAGTTTTCTTTCCAATTTGGCCAATTCTTCCAATTCATCGCTTGCGGCCTGAATCTGTGATTTTAAAACCAACGCCTGTGAATACTCTTTGATTGCGCGGGTAGCTTTGCCTATTAATAATTCTTCTTGGGTATAACTATCCAAAACGCCTGGCATAATCTGTTTGAGCTGTTCCATTGCCGCAAGCCTTTTACTTTGAGCAACGGTATTGTCAGTCATTATCTTGTTTAATGCGTCGATCTGAGTTGTTTGGTTGAGTGTGTTATCCTGCGCTTTTTTCATAGCGTTTTCTAAAACACCATGAGTTTTTACAATACCACGAAGATTGTCACCGTACAATACTAAACCAGCAACAATCGCGCTGATTGCTGTCACCAATAAACCAAGAGGATGAACGGTTATTGTTCTGAAAAACAAGTTCAATGCTATATTTGCACCTACTATTCGTCCGGCTAGTAATTCAGTGGCTGCAGCCCATAACAAAGTTGCAGCAGTTGCGATTCGATCCCATGCAGCCTTTAATTTCACCAGCACAATATTTGCAGCAAGATTGGTGTTGCTTAGCGCAAGCACAGTGTTATAGGCTAAATATGCTGTAGCGACCATGGTAATAATTCGATAGTGTTCAGCAATGAAGTTTATAATCACCATTAAAGAACGAAGGAATATTGTTAACAGGCTATTTCCAGATACTAAAACAGGCCAAAGCTTTTCGCCTAATTCCCGCCAGAACTTGTTTACCTCTTTGCGTGCTTTATCCAACTGGGCCGCGGCATTTTGATTTTTGACATTATATTCATTGGTCAGGGAAGTCCCCTCTGCCATTGCTTTATTAGAAAGTGACATCGAACTTTGAAGCATATCGATGTTATTGGCCAATGAACCTAATACCCCAATAACGCGGCCACTGTCTTCGCCAAGGTCTCCCAGCGTCCCGGCAAGTTCATTGATACCAGAGGATGAATTTTTAACACCTTGAAGAACCTTAACGAATGCACCCATGAAATCCTTTTCCAACAGATCTTTAAATTCCTTAACGTGCATTCCGGCATATTTGGAGTACGTTTTGGCATCGCTGGACATCTTAACGAACAGCTTGGACAAGGCGGTTGACGATACTTCTTCTGATTGCCCCAATTGATCCAGTGTTGCGCCAAGTCCAAATATCTTGTCGATAGTTATTCCCGCGAGCGGAGCGATACCAGCCATCCGTCTGGAAAACTCTACCATATAACCTTCATTCGCTGTCCCTGCAGCTCCCAATTCATTGATAGCACTACCGACTTTGCGGAATGCATCTTCGGTGCTGTAAATATCCTTTAGCTTGAATATATCGATCAGCTTACCAACCTTGTTGACTGTTTCTTCAACATCACCGCCCAGGTCTTCGTTCAATGCTACAACCAATTCATTATTGGCGCGAACGAACCCGGCAATCTCATTAACATCAGTATACCCCAGCTTACCAGCAATACGCCCCAGACCAAGCAAATCATCCTGGCTGGTTCGGGTATCTATCTTTTCAAGTTCCGCGTTCAGACCTTTTACAGCATCTTTGGTCAGCCCCGTGGTCTTCATGACATCCGATAGTTTATCATCGAATTCAGCATAGCGGTCAGTCGCTCTAGTGATACCGGACCACGCGGCCGTAAGACCAGCAGCACCAGCTATCAGCGCCCCAGTAAGCTTCGTGTACTTCGAGGTTAGATTGGTAATGAAATTTCCTGTCTCTTCCGATCCCGCATTGATTTCCTTTAGACGGTCACGTATCGCCTTCATCTGTTCGTCGAGAGCCTTCCAGTTATCCGAATGCGGTTCGGCCATATCTCGCTGAATCTTAAGGTTTCGATAAGCTTTGGTTAACTCAGTCGTTGACTTTTCTTCTAGCTTAAGGCTGGCGTTCAATTGGGATAGCCGCCGTTTCTGTTCGGCTATTGACTGGTTCAAGGCGTCGGCTTGTGCTGTAAGTTCTTGATATCGGACCGATCCGGTCTGATTGTTCCGTTCAAGCTTTTTCATTTCGTCGTTGACAGCTTCCAGTTTCTTCTTGCTATCGACCAGTTCACGGCTCACCTTACCGATCTCTGATTTAGCAGTATTGCCGTTCACGATTATGTTTAACACCAAGTCTTCTTGTGTAAGTTTGCTGGCCATTCTTAAGGAGTATTAAATGATGCGCGGATATTGTTACGGACTTCATCGGTAAGGTCATACATTAATCGGTATGCAATGGCATAGTAATGGCCCCATACAAAGCGGTTATAAATGCGATAGCTCTTAAGCTTACCATTCCGCTCTTTCTTGATATCAAGCTGTCTGGTGTAGGGTGTGAAAGCCAGTTCCAGTGTAGCATTCACCAGACCCGTATTCTTTACCTCTGCTTTACGCTCGTCGATAATGTCTGAGGTATGGAATTTCAGTTCTTTGGTCATAGCCAAAGCCTGGTTCTTTAGAAGCCGCTGTGCTTCGTCCCGCAGTGTATCACCAATGAACCTTAGTTCGATGTTATTATCCATGTTCGAAATTAGGCAGCACTTGGTCGGTAGTAAAGGACATGAAATCGGCCGTAGAGCGGGATAGTGGCTTGTTGACGCCGTTAAGGCGGTATTTATAGCAAAAACAGCCCCTACGGGGTATTTAAGGGGGATTTCTCATATTTCACCCTCCAAAGGGCCTGTGCAAGTGCAAAAAAGGCTCTGAGTGGTCCGGGCAGAGTTGTGTGTCAAACAAAGATTTGTTTTTGAAAATCCTTATATTTTATTGTTTTTCAGTATTTTATGTGTTTTTTATTCCGAAAAAGGCGATAAAATCGGTAGTTTTTGGTTTTAAGTCGGTCGGAAAACAGAAAAAGCCTTGAAATTTCAAGGCTTTTCTATTGCTATTTAATTAAGCTTATTTCTGTTCGGATTTGAGGAAAGTTGTTCCTTCTGCAGTGATTAGCGCGATCAGTGAATTGTCTTCGATATTGATAAGGTCTAACGTTTCACCTTTTTTGATAAGTTGGGTTTGGCGTGCATAAAAGTATAGGTTTTTACAAAAATCCTGCTTATGCTCGTTTTTTTCGATAATATCTGGGTATATTTCAAAATAACCGAGGTCAGTTGTTTTCAAAACTCCATTTTTTTTAAGCTTATCAATGGTTAGTATAACTTTAGATATGTCGCCAATAGTTATTGACTTACTGCGTTTTAGTTTCTTTAATGTTCCCATGTCCAAAGGTACTAAAATTTAAATTTAATTGAATATCCGATCCATCCACCAAAGATATTGTATTCGGGGTCTATCATCATCGTTCTGATTTCTATAAAAGGAAAGGTTTTACATTCTTCCTCGTCTGTACCAAACAGTTTATCCTTAATTTTAATAATATCAGCCTGCGTTTCCTTATACTGTTGTAGCTGATTTGAATGCGCCTGACCGTCCCGTTCCTTTTGCACCACATAAATAATAGATTCTTCCATCGATTTCGCGCTATCGGCATTTGGTCCTTCAAAAAAAGTGGAAGGAATAACGCAAACAAGAGCGGTTCCAGATCGATCTTGTAAAAGGTTTTGCGTTTGTTCGGCCGTACTGGTGACAAAATATTCTTCAAGGCCCAAAAGGGTTTTGAAGGTCTCTGCCAATTCTTCAAATTTGGATAATAGTATCATTGGTTTCTAGCTTTTTCTTTTAAGTTTTCAAGGTGGGTTTTATACCAGAATAACAGCACCCGGAATAGCGAATAGTTATCACATTGTTCTAACGTTCCAAATACCTGTGATTTGGTGATATCAATCAAAATTCCAGACCATCCAAGACCCTTGATCGATTCGACGTCTGATTCTGGAAAAAGTAATTCTAATTCAACCTCTGCACCTTCGATATCAAAGGGTACCGTTTTGATATAGCTTATACAGAAGGAAAACCAAGTTAGAATCCATTGTTTCTGCCACATCGGAATACCTTCGACGTCCTTAGCTAGCGCGCCCAAATCATCGGTGTTTAACGGTTTCCTCTTTTTTCCATCTTTTCTACGGTAAAGGCACGCGATAAAATAATTCAAGTGCATTTCCGCTTCGTCGAAATTGGATTCCTTAATTGCAGCAACATAATAGTCCTTCTGATCTATCGCATACCTGAATTCTTTGAAAATTAAGTCTCCAATAAGGTCTGCAGGTCCATATAGTTCGATTGATCTAGATAGCTTAATCGTTCTAAATGGATTCGTGAAAGAATTGTAATCCAGTTCCAAACCCTTGTCGGATTCGTAAAATGCCCAGCCACATAAACTTGTTGCCAGCATATAGATCTGCTCATTGATCTTTGTATTTAAGTTCAATTTTTCCTTTGCAACATATTGCGCACCTATTTGTAAACCAGTTAGATATTTGAAAACAAGGATACAAAACTGCGTATAATCCAGTTTACCTTCCGTTACAAGTAATGCGTGCTGGAAGACAAATGAAAGTTGATCGGGATTAAGTTCATCCCAACAGTCCGCAATCTGGATTGTCTTGTTTTTTTCTTCGATAAATAATGTATGCATGTTATGTTCTCGCAAATTTTTGTCTTGGATCGTTTTTGGGAAGCAATGTCCGCTTTGTGTATTCTGGGCTTGACTTGTAGCGCTGCCGTTTGAGTTTATTTAGATGCTCGCACGCATCTTTTTCCAGCTCATAGATGTAACGGTCTATTTCCTTTGCTGCAGCTTCCTTGGTCGCTTCTGTTGTCTGTATAGCTGCTTTGATCTTCTTAACAACCGTCTGTGGCAGTACCGTAAGTGAAAAGCGCCTACAGGCTAGCGCAATGGTGTATAGCGCTTCTGCACGACATACAAAGCCAATGAGCAATTTATCGGCTTCGTTCAGTTCATCTTTTTGAAATCGCGCTAAAAACGGCAGATAATCTTCTTCGAACGCATCTGCGATATAGGTATCTTGAATTTCCCGAATCAATGGACTGACAACGTGATAAAATCTTCCAGACAGATCGATGGGAAAATAGTATTCAAACTTTCTGGTATTGTTCAGGAATAGCGATTTTAAATCTTTTCGCTCTTCACTGTCGTTGAAGCTTTCCACATTGTTTTTTTCCAGATGTTCGATCAATCTATCCTGGGCGCGCTGTGCTTTGAGCAGGTGCGAATTGTCGTCCCGTTCGATCATCCATTCCCAGGCCATCTTTTCGTTCTGGTTATCAATCTTCATTTTGCGCCCATTGCCCTCATGGCTGACAAGATTTGACTGGAAGTAACGGTATACAGCCATTAGACCGATTGATACTTGTATCAATCGCAAAGTTTCTTTTTCGACCTCAGTAGGATTTGATTTGGCTACTACTGTGACAGCATGATCGATGATGTTCTGTCCGATTATTTTACCCAGTTCAAAAGTTTCGTTTTCAAGATCTGTCTCGATCCGGGAAAAAAGATTGTTTTCATACCACGAACCTGTCAGTTTAGCAAGTGTTTTACCGTCTTTTATTAGCATTTTTTCTATGGATTATATTGTTTATGCTGAATTCTTAAGGCGTTCATTGGGTTTAGTATCCTGTTCTGAACTGACGGGATCACGATAAAACCCAATTTTAATATTCTTACCGGGCCAATTCGCCGCAATCGCTTGGTTGACGGGTTCAAAAATTATTTCTTCTGGGATGCTGACATCTGTGGCAAGGAACAATTTCAACGCGTACAACATTTCTGATCCACTGGACAGTTTACCCTGGACCATGACATTGGCCAAAGAGGGGTGAAGGTTCATACCCGACATAGCAGCATGGACGGCAGTATCGGAAACTTTGACCTGGGCTTCAATAAAATCTTTGATCTTTTGATCCAGAGGTTCTATTTTCCATTCACATCGGTTTCCAGAAGGATCTAAGAAATCAACCGTTTCAATGAATTTACCAGCATTCTTTTTACCAGTCAACGCGCGGGCGATAGATTCGAAAAGTTCATCTTTGAGTTCGTCCAGTTTTTGGTTTATGAATTCTTCCGGCTTGCCCGAATGTTCTTTATATAGCTCAATTTTCTTATTGTCCCAATATTCGGCAGGTGAATGGATATGCCAAGCAGCTGAAATTCCGTTGATGGTCAAGTATTCGATTATATCTGGTGTTTCAGACGAGCGCATAAGCCATTTAAGGGTCCCCATGAATGAGGGCATCGAGTAAAAGTTATAAGCAAACGTGTAGCTGTTGTGATAATTCATCGCAACCTCATGTTTAAACGGATCTGAACTTTTGTAAATCGGATAGGTGGTAATTCCCGTAGTAGTACACAGGTTCGGAAAGTCTCCGGTATAGATCGCGGGTACATTTTCCAGTCGAAGTTCTTTGCCTTCTTCGGGGAACGCAAGTCTAGCATTAATTGAAGGTACGACTACTAACTCATTGATCCTGTTTTGCCTGCCTATACGCCATCCTTTGGACTGGTGCCTACGAACAAATACACCTTTCATGTGCGCAAACTCAGTCATTGACATTTCGATAAACTTACGGGAATCAAAAGATTTCCACCAATCATCGATTTCTTTGTCGAAAGTATACTTTCTTACAGGCTTCCCGTCTTCGATCACAGTTTCATAAGGCAAGGGTCCTTGTCCGTAGATCAACCCGTTACGCCGCTCGATAATTCCGGGGGCAATATGGTTCGTTCCCATTACATCTCGAATGACCTGTGGCAAATTATCGTTAGGTCCGTATGGAACTATCTTTTTACCCTGCACATACGATGCGTACGATTCCCAATCGTTTTGGAAATCCGAAAAGTGACTATGCCTATTCGTGTATGATTCACAGCTAACCATATAAACCTTTCCGGTTCCAAGTTTAATTGCGGCAGAATTTTTACCTATTTTATCGATGCTTGCGGACATTGTTATGAAATTGTTAGGGTTTGACCATTGAAAACCAGTAGACAGCATTGCCAGAAGCGACGGGGTTCACCTGTATCTAAGTTGGTATAGGATTCCTGACAATCTGCATATTGATTATTAGCGTCTGAATCCCTTTTCCTTAAAAGTGCTCTGGAAACATGGATATTGCCGTCGCTGGTATCCTTGGTTTTGGAATACGATGCAAAGGTGAACGAGAAAGGTTCACCTTTTTTGGATAGATCACGCATTTGCTTAATGGCTTCGTATACTGTCATGGAGCAAATATGCCACAATGTAAAGCCCAATTAAAGGACAATGATTTCCTATTTTCTAACGGAAGCCGTTCCAACGTTCGACGTGTTATAACGTTTTGCTATATCCCGCCACAAAGGGCGCATCAGAATATATTTTGCAGCATCTGAAGGGTTGGTCGATTCCGTTGGCAATTTTTCAGCAGGAAGCTTTTCAGAAGTCTTTTTCTTTTTGATCTGCTTTACTCCGGCTTTGTTTGTCACGTAGACTGTTCGGGTAAGTTCCATACTTAGCCGTATTTCCTTGCATTGCCAAAAATCAATTAGCAATGTTGGTAATCCTTGAACGGCGCCAGACATTATTTTCTGCATAAAAGAATGTTCTTCCTGTTGTGGGATTATACCTTGTGTCTTAGACATTGCTATTACCCGCCATCCAGACGGCACTTCTTTGCCATTATCATCGATATTAAATTCAATAGCATGCGCCAACTCAGATGCGTGATCGACACCCTGTTTTTGATAGTTATTTCCAGAGCGGTCATAATAATAGTAGATTGTTTTATTTCGATGTGGCTCAAAATATTCTTTAAATTTTGCCGCTAATTCTGGTATCCATTCTTTAGGAATAACATACATGAATTTTAATAGCCTATAAATGTTTTTGGCAACTTCATGTTGTCCAATAACCAAAGATATCATATTACCAAAATCCACTCCAATATCCATTGGGCTGTTTAGATCAAGATATTTTAATTCTCTACAGTCAGCTTTATTGATAAAATTGAACCTTTCCGCCCAAACAGTATCCAAACCATCTTGATAAAAATGTATTGCAGATAATTGGCTGTAAAATCTCACATTCGCTTTCACCTTTGGTTCTATGGACAATAGCGCGGGTTCCACATCGCCCATATCGTCAGCAAGGGCATCATCCATGTATTCAGGCGACAGGATATCGATGTTTACATAGGAAGAATTGACCATGAAAAGCGTTTGGCATTCTGGTTTACGGCGGGTTTCGTGCCAAATTTCATTCCATTTTTCAAAAGTCTTTTTCTTTTTTGCAGCTTCAATAATATTTCCTTCCTGCTCATAACGTACCATCTCCATTAAAGCTTCATTTCGGATCAGAGAAACTTCCATCAACTTTTCCATGCCGTCCACATCCATTTCGTCCACATAGTTTAATATCCAGTCTTCTTCACCAATATTATTGATGTCTGGCATATCGGTAGTGAATGTTTTACCCCGATAGTAAGGTGAATGCCCGTATAATTCCCTGTAACCACGGCTAGCCTTAAGCATTGGCGCCAATTTCTTTTTGCTAAAATATTTGACCTCATCACCTAATATATGTACAAATGATCCACCGGCAAGCGATGAAGGTTTATCCATTGACCCGAATGTAATGTTAAAGCCGGTAAAGAAAATTAGGATCTGTGGTGTTTTACCAATTTCATTTACAGGATTCCAAAAATACTCACGAAGTTCAATAGGTAATTTTTCCTTTTGATAACGTGAATATTTTGGCAATTTATTACCCCGGATATAATGCACGCCTTCAAACAATCCTTTTCTTTTAAGCCCTGTTTCAAGCGCTGGTAATATATTTTTTTCAAGATTGGTATATACATCAGCAATCCAAGCAACGGGCGCACCAGGAAGTTCATAAACCATATCCGCAATACGTTCCGCTTGTATTTCTGTTGTTTTAGTTGTACCACGACCACCAATAAGATAAAGGTTTTTAGGCCGCATTAGTCCGCACGTCTGGGCTGCCCAGTTAGCATAATTGACTTGAATTTCTTCGTGGTCTAATTTTGGTTTAACACGATGTGCCATTATTTTGTGAAGTCGTCTTTTGTTTGCTGTAATCGTTTTTTAAAGTCCAGAGGGATAAGACGCGCATCTTCTTTCAAACGGACCTTATCTTTTTCCGAAACTGGAAGGCCATCTATTTGCTTTCTGGTTTTATTCCGGTCAATATCAGTCATATTAACATCTTTTGGATCAAGAGAATACATAACATAACGTCTGACATATAATTTTGGATCGATCTGCTCTTCGTCGTCTTTGTCGAGCAATCGCATTTTGTATGCCTTGTAGTTTATTTCGGAATAGATTTCCCAATCTTTTGTGGTAACAACGTTGTTTTTCACATGATTAGCTGCCATGTCTAGGTTGTCAGCGTATTTATTACGCAATGCAGCTTTGTCCAAACCTTCATCATGGTAACACAGGTTTATCGCTTCAACATAAATCTTTTTGGCGTCTTCATGCTTTAGGTTTAATTTTTTATTCAGGAATTCGATTGTAGAGCGCTTACCGTATTGCTGATCTAGGTCCCGGATGAGGAAAAGAGCATCCAGATATAGGTTTTCTTCCAGACTAAGGTCATCAACACAACCGTTGATTATGTACTGTTTGAATTTTTCCAGTTTACTTTTCGAGTCAAAACCGCCAAATATGTCAAGCTTGGAAATCGTGAACAGACGTGTCCGTCTGATTTCGTCAATAGCTTTAAACGCCACAACATCACCGCCCTTTGCAGCTTCATAAACACCCAGATGTTCATCCATTTGCTGGCGGTCTATCCCTGTTTGTATATGACGGGCTAACTTGGAATTAGGATCTGCCGCAATCTGTTTAAATACAATAGGATCTTGTTCGAAATAGCTGGCTAATTTGTCTACAGAATAACCAAGCCCCGCAAATTGCTCTAATTTGTCCCATTCTTCTTCGTCTAGAATGATGTTTGGTCTGATGTTTCCCATAAAACAAAAATGCCACTTAAAAAGTGGCATTTAAAGGACGGTAATAAAGTTGTGTTACAACAATTTTTGAACAAATTGTGATAAAGATGATAATTTTTCTGGGGCATGGGATAACATCGCAAAAAATGATCCTTTAAAAGCCATATCTAATATTTTTCCAGATAACTGCTGCATGACAAATTCTTTTCCGAATAGCTTACTACTTTCTGCATCCTTCATCAAATGTTCTCGAACCTCGTCTACTGAATTGTATATTACCTCATGTCCAGCGCTATTTGCCTTCATTAGGTCGAATAGATTTTTTGCTATGTCATCAACCTTGTTAACTAGATCATTCCATTCTTCTTTTGTGAACATTTCTTCATGTATATCAGCGCCTAAATATTCCAGTTTTAATATAAGTTCATCAACAATTTCTTGTTTTTTTGATTCGAATAAACTTGAAGTATGTCCTGTAAATGGAATATAATTTTTTGCATTAAGTTCAGAAAAATGGGTTTCTTTAACTTTATTTAAAGCTTTAAGGAGAACAAATTTAACATGTTCGCGGTTTTCGAAACTTCCGATAAATGTTTCTAAGTTATTTAACAATGATTGATTCGTTCCAGCAATCTGTAAGAATGAATTCAATAAATTATTTTTGGACCAACGCGAATTCAAAAAATTATCTGCTTTTCTATTCAATAACTCTTCAATAGCCATATATATGAATTAGATTTTTATAGATCTAATTTAAGAATTTACTCCAATAATCGATCAATTTCTGCGAGTTCCATTTGTTGCCGACGAATATTATTTTCTCGCTGTATACGGAGATCTGTGCGTTTGTCGGTCTTTAATTTTTTTTGATTACGATAGATATTATTTTCCAGATTGATTTTTATGCGAACGAGATCTTTTAAGGGAAGGGATCTATATTGTTTGATCTTCTTATACTCTTCAAATATGGGATGTTTCCCCAGCACTTTACCATGTTCTTTATAATGGTCCATTTCTGCGGATATCGCCCTGTTTTTAAGATACTGGTCAACCAGATACGAAACAGCTTCGATATGATCCTTGTCTGTCTTAGCAGCTTTCAATTTCTCGTATGCCCCACAATAATTATGATAGCTAGTAATTTTATCGCCTATAATTATTTTTAATTCAGGTGGGCATGTTGGGTCAGCCAGGAAAGGATAATCGTCCCTAAGCTTTCTTTTTGGCTTTTCTGACGTTGTTACTAGCTGTGTTGGCTCTGTTCTTATAATTGACTTCATGTCAATTTCAGCAATCCTACACAACGTTGTTTTTATAATCTGGATATGTTTGCCCGGGTTTTGCTCGACAAGCTGCTTAACGGATTGTTTAGGGCTACAGTGGTCACAAAATAGCCGAAGTCCGATCCGTGGATCGGCTCCGGCTACAAGCCAATTATACACCAAGCTTTTTACTTCGTCAGTCATTGGCTAGGGAAGGGATTTATCGTTAGTGGCTTTTGCCCCCTGCAGATATTGATATTCGGCTTTTGCGTCAAAACAAGGGCAATCTTTGATCCATTCGAAAAAGTCAACTTTTCCATTACCGTTTTGGTCTGGACTAAAATCACGATGTCCGCGTATTTTAATTCCATCGATAGGCTGATGTTGTTTTAATTCTTCCAACACCTTTTTAATGGTTTTTAGAATAGATTCTTTTTGTTCCGGTGTTCTGGTGTCTTTGCTACCGACACCACCTTTGTAGCAGATGTGAACCGATACCGAATTATAATTTTTGACGCCATTTGTCACGGCTTCGATTGGGGCTAGATTCTCGACCGTTCCATCAGCATTAATAATAAAATGATAGCCTACTTGCTTCCATCCTAAACTATTTCGCCAGTAATCTTTAATTGCTTTTGTTGTCTGCAAAGCAGGTCCACTTGTACAGTGAATAACAATGTATTTAATTTTTCTCATTATTTCTCGAAGCTTGAAGGTTCAGGGAATGCAGTTAACAACAATGGTTTAATAGCCTGGTACCCGTCAGTATTACAGTTGAAGTACCAACGTGATTGAAACGCTTGTTCGATAATATCCATGTTTGGCTGTGACTTGTAAACCGACCCTAGTACGCCATCATGGGCTGATGATCCGTTAACAATCAATGGGCGTGCATTCGGATGAAGACCGTTAAAATATAGCGATTCTAAAAGGTATCCTTTTTCAGTCGTCGGGATATTCGCAAGCATATCCGTGAAATCTTCGGCATCAAATACCATTGGGGTATGTGTACCGAAATTGTACGTCGGGCACCCATTTGCCTTTAAGAATTCAGCAGTACGCAATGCGTTTTTTTTGTAAGTAGACCCTTCAGCACCTGTATCGTATAACGAATTTGGCAACCGTTTTAATAGTTCGATCTGTGAAAGTGTTTGTGGTTCGAGAACGAAAATATCATCATTCGTCAAAATGAATTTATCTTCGATCCCCAGGGCTGTGATGGCTGTTAATAATTTATGAGCCACATCTGCTTGCGGATCGATAACCTGTGATGGATTCGGACAGCCGCAATCTTCTGTAATCACATGAGGTTCATGTGGAATATGTACGATCTTATCCGCGAACCATTCTTCACGATCTCCCACAACAACGATTGTAAAAGGAAAATTGAAGTTTTTTTCCATGGCACGGATCGCCATTTTTAGTTCATCGCCAGCTGCTGCACTTTTGAGGTAGGGAATAATTACAGGAATTACTTTCACCTCTACTGCTGACACGATTTCGCTGGATAAAGGTTTATTCACATTTTCTGTGCTATTATCCCCAGTATTGGAATTATTTAGTGTACTCGATTGCTGATTTTCTGCAGGCACTTTTTCAACAGGTGGCTTTTCTGTTTTATTAACTGCTGTTGCCTTATTATTTGCGGCAGTTGTATTTTTTCTTGATGCCATAATGATTTGCTTGTTATGGTTTAAAAAAAGCCCCCCGAAAGGGGCTATGGATATTTAAGATGCTATTACTATTATTGTATTAACCAATTCCGTCACCAGCAGAACCGCTACCAGCAGAACCGTCTTCGTCTCTTATAGCCGCTGCAGCAATTTCCGGTATAGTACCCGAGTAGTATAATGGCTTGAATTTACCACCTTGAGGCTGTGTAAAAGTCAATGTATATCCGCGGGCATCTTTGTCGTCCTGCTTAGTGTATTGCAGCTTCATCGGGTTACATTCCTGACCATGCAATAATGTTTGTTTGACGCCGTTACACACTTTTGTGATAATCAAAAAGTCCTCGCCGTACTTCTCCTGTAACCAGGCATCCATGACCCTGTCAATTCCTGGACAGAAAGCTGTAAGCTTGTCGGTAATCTGTTCCCTTCCTGCTTCGCCACCGGATTCTTCGGGGTTCGCAATGGTCGAAGGTGTACAGTATAGCGTCATTGCTTTTGCACCAGCTTTCAATGTAATATTTCCAATAGATTCAACCCCGTCACGACCTGGGTAATTTTCGATGTCTTCAACGTCGATGATGATAAGGTTTGGATTTTTCGGGCTAGCGGCACCTGCAGCCCCTTTTGCTTTTTTTATTGATGCTTTTACGTATGGCATGATTGTAATGTTAAGTTTTTAAAAGATTAAAGTAGAGATCCGAAAATCTCTACTTTGTTGTTTTATCCAAGTCCGTCACCTGCCGAACCTGCAGGGGTTGAGTCATCCGCTGGTTTAGTTCCGTCCGGGAATTCAGTTGAATCTGAAAGTTCAGCCTGTGGATCATAATTTGGAGGAACACAAGCGTATGCCAATTCTCCAAACTCGATACCTACACCCATATTAAATTCACCAAAGATTTTGATATCATAGTCTGCACGTTGGATATCGTTGATAATATTTGGTTCGGCATTCTTTTTACGGGTTTTAACCAAATTTCCTTTAACTGTCGCCAATAAGATAGGAGACGATCCAAGTCCATCAATAGCAACGAAACGCGCCGGACTATAATCTATAGTCGCGTCTTTGTTAATTTCACCAGCAACCCCAGAATTGCCTTTGTAAACGTTATCGTAAGCCATGACATAACGCGTGCGATAAGCATCTGAACATAAGATACGATCAATGCGCAATTTGTGTTTTTTGGTGAACTGAGCGAATCCGCGGGCATGAGCAATAACCTGTGCATCGGTAGCGGTTGCCAGATCGATATATTGTTCATAAAAATTGATTCCAGTATTTCCAGCAGCTTTAGCAGCTATCAGTTGCGTTTCGATACCGTTCATGGAATCTTCGGGATCGGTAGCTACTTTTGGATCGGTATCTTCCTTGTACTTTCCTTTCCATACCATACGGAATTCCAGATCGTCCAAAATCTTTGGTTTAATCAAAATTTCCGTCAAGAAAATTGTAATCGGCATCTGATCTGGACGCAAGGATTGATCGTACAGGTAATCGATGTAAGAGTCGATAATATCTGCAGGCGTGAACGTAACGTTGATTTTGTGGTGAAAAGTTTGGATCACCATCGGGGTAAATTTAAAATTACCTTTAGGCGTAAAGAATTTCGAAAACTTTTGAACCACCGAATTGATCTGTGCTTTCACAGATTTATGGTAACGGTCTTTAACCCGAATTGTACGGAATTCACCAGCAGAGGTAAAGCCGTTAAAAATTTGGGTTAATACGATACCGTTATTACCGTCTTGCGATAGGAATTGTTTAAACTCCGCATCTGCATCGACAATATCGAGTGTTTTTGCATCGGCTTCCAATCCCAAATTCGGGTTTTGCATCGTTTGGGCAATGAATTGATAATGCGATGCTGCAGCATTAATTTTAATAGTGGAAGTTTCCCCACCTGCTTTTGGGATAGACGGGAATTCAGCTTGTGGTCCGCCCTCAGATTGACCGGAAAGTGTTTCCACTTGTGCTTCCAACGCTTTTTTAGCCGCTTCCAAAGAGGTTACTTTGGCAGAAAGACCTTCAACCTCGGTCTTGGATGTTCCAAGTTTTTCAAAGTAACCGTCAATAGCTGCTTTTACTTCTGTATCGAAGTGGGAACGCAAAGAGGTCAACAAGTTTTCGGATGACGCTTCGGGAGCTCCAGCCGTGCGTTCTTTTTCAAATTTGGCTACGAATTCAGCCCCGAAGTTATCGGTTAACAGCTGGTTATCATCTTCGGTCAACCCGGTAGCTGAAACATCGGCAGGCGTTCTACCTACCGCATTGGCTACCATTGCCAAAATAGATGCGAAAGAGAATAGTTTTTTAGACATGGTATTTTAATTAAGATTTTAAGAATTCATTTGCTTTTGCCCTGTCGAAGGCTATTTGGATAGTTTCGTGAAGTGTTGCGAAACCATTTGCCAGGCCGATATCAATTGACTTTTGCCCGTCAAAAGTTTTACCCGTTAAGAGTCCGGGGGTATCAATTTTTAATGCTGATCCATAATTGCTTTTAATGTCGTCCTGAAACAGACGTGCGGCAGGGTTCATCATTTCTGTTTTAATGGCTTCGTATTCGCCTTTTAATGCTTTTTCGAAGACATCATTTTTGTCTGGTGACAGATCGGAATAGATAGTATGATGCTTGTAACCTAAGGATTCATAATAGGGAATAGCGTCAAAGAAAGACATCATCACACCAATAGATCCAAGCTGTCCAGAAATGTTATTGTCGATATAGCGTTCGTCACAAAAGGAAGCTGCCCACAAAGCCGCTGAACATCCTACATCGATATGTGCTATCCTCGGTTTTCCGGTTGATTTCGCATACAAAAGTGCCTGCTTTATGGGAGGAACTGCATTTATTCCGCCACCACCTGAATCGGTATCAAGTACCATTGCGCAAACATTAGGGTCCATTGATGCCGTGTAGATCATATCGGCTATTTCCAATGCCCCGTATGTACACAAAGTACCATATTTTAACATTGTTCCAACCAGGGGGATAACAGCAACAATAGGCTGATCTGTCTTTTTACCACTATATTCTATAGCATTAGAATTCCCTTCCACGTAGGCGGAAATTGGGGCGTCTGTCAGCTGGGATTGATTATCAGCTAACGAATTTTTGTTTGTAAGAATATTTTGGATTTGTGGGAATAGCCCGGCAAGCATCATTGGAGCAATAGCAAATTGCCCCCGAAGGATGGAATCCACTAAAGAAATTTGCCATTGGGCCGAAAGTTTTCTTTGCATAACTGTGCGTTTATGCAAAGAGATTGAAATACTGGGGGCTACTAAAGGACGGGGAGTCGGCTATAATTTAGCCCCAGATATTACCAATTACGATTTTAAAAGATATGGGAAATGTCCGCATTCGAGAGCAGCCACCAGTGATTGACCGTCATTGGTCAAGATTGTATTCATAAAAAGCGGAATTTCAGGATCACCTATCACAAGTGTGGTTCCATCACAACGTTCAACAAGCAAAATGCCTGGTAGACCTGGTACTAGGATAGGTTTTACAGAACAGTTTACGCTAATCTCGTAGACTTCACCGCCCTTTTTTTGGCTTCTGTTTATACTATAGGTAACCGTCCCTCTTTTTAATGGAATTTCTAATTGGGAGAACGAACCGATTTGAACTTCATAGCCAATAGGGATAAAGGTGTGCAGCCTAATTATCGGAATAAAGCTTATTTTTTTTGCGGGTATAATATTATGATTCATAAGTCAAGGAATTAAAGTCTGCGAATGCTTTTACGAATGCTTTACGCATGGTGTGTGCCCGCATCTGCAATCGGTGGTGAATTTTCTTTGTATTTTTTTCATATTCCCGATACTTCCGTTTTTTTAGCGTCTCCACGTCACCGATCTGGGAATCCAGTTTTCGGTCTATAATAAAATTCAGGATCACTTCTTTTTCCTGGTAGCCCAGTTGTTTGCCGTACAGATAGAACATACCAAAATCAAGATTGAAATAACTTGCTATATAATCTTCAATCCTTTTTTGATCGTTTGCATCCAAATAATTGAATTTTCTAAACAGTTCCGGCAAATGTGAAGTAACGGGCAAAATGAATTGAACACATTCATCTGTGAGATCCTGTGACTGTGGGATATCGGAAACTTTTGTCAGTGAACATATAAACTTACCAACGTCAGTTGTACGGTCAATCTTCAAGGCCCCGCCATCATTTTCAAAAAGGGATTTAAGGTAATCCCGCAACATCTGTGATTTGATCCTGCAAATAACATTCATAGTTAAATCAATATTTGCATAAATATACTGAATTTTGACATGAATTATCAGTATTTAGTACAATGATTTTCAATTATTTATGTACAATTTTTTGATATACTGTTGTATAAATATTTGATATGATTTATCAAGATTTTGGTTAAAAAATATTAATTAATTCTTTATAGGGATAGGAGGCATTACCAGCAAGTTTGTGACTGGTAACGAAGCTATGAGTGATTAAACGGTGTAATTTTTTGTAATTTTGTAATTTGTCTGCAACTGATTGTGTATTATTATTTTACGCTTAAACATTTTTGTAATTTGATACAAAATCATTTTGTAATTATTTGTATTCTCTTATTTAATTACAAATATTTTTTTTTGAAAATATGATTATTACAAATAAATGTAATTTATATAGACTTGATTTTTAGAGCAATACCCTATAGAAATAGAGTAATTACAAAATTACAAAAATTTTAAGGTTAAAAGGAGGGAGGGAGTAAAAACAGATAAAGCCGCTAGGTGGCGGCTCTTTTTTTATGGATTTTATCTGGAAATTAATTCTTTTGAAAGGAAATTCGAAGGGAGTTGGCTGCAAGCTAAGCTTTGGCCACAAAGCCTTCAATAATAGCCATCATTTCCACTGTTGTGAAACGGCTCTGTACGATCTGGCCGGAAGTTATACTGGACACCATGTTAGACGCAATGTTATGTATAGTTTGAAGCTGGATCTGTTTCTGATCGATCAGCTTTAAAAGGGTCTCTTTAGGCAACTTTGCCAGTTCTTCGCTACATAGGTTGTTGTTTTCTGCATTCATAAAATTTTCCTTTATAATATATACTGATACAATAATACTAAAATAATTAGTAATCATCCAGTGTTGGGCTAATAAATATTGTCGGTAATTCTTACCAACCGAATTCTTTAAAAGATTACAAAAATTTTATGGGAGGAAGGGAAGGGGGCGGGGGAATACAGATCTATTTAGGAATTTGTTTCACCCAAGGTATTTCACCTTTTTCAATCATTTCGATAATGATATCGACCTCTGTAACTCCAAACCATTGAGCAGTAAGTTTGACACTAAGATCGAAGTCCCATCCATAACACTTAGACCACTTTATTGTCCCCAGATCAGTATTATTAACCATTAGACTGTACGCATAATCTTGCGCGGTGTGTTCTAAATTATGTATCGATATTATTTGACGCGTTCCATTGTAGTGACATACACCTAATAATTTTTTTTCATGTTTACGGATCAAAGCATCAATAATGGCATTGGCCAACAATTCATTTAGATTGCCACCGATAAGGTCCCATCGGCCGTAGTACTGCCTGAAAGTATATTTCTGCCCGGACTTTCCATATACAAAATAGTCCTGATTTATATTTCTGATTTCTGGCTGGTCAACCTCGTAAGGTATTCTTAAGGTTTTTGATCTGTATTCTATTTCCAACATTTCCATTTTACAAAAATGCTAATAATATTAGTTTTTATCCATGTTGGAAATACGTAAAAAGAAAAGCCCGGATTTAATCCAGGCTTGACTTTTAATGAATTTCTAATATTATCGTTTTTCAACCCTCTTTCTTTTTGTTGGGATATGAATCCAGTTTTAGGGAAGCACTTTCGATATAAGCAGATAAAGCTTCTTCATGACTGGAAGATTCTTCCAGTTGAACGCCAAATGTTTTGTTAATTTCTTCGATGCTCAAGTCTGATTCAAAAGCCATCATGAACCGGCATGCAGATTCTAATTCTTTTCTTGTCATTTTCTTATTGTATTATGCGATTTACGATTTTTAAATAATGTTGTTTTGTGGTTTCCCGTTAATTTTATTGTGGTCTAACTTTTCTTAAAAATGAACTGATTAATGTAATCTGTTCATTTGCCCAATCTGCATACTCTTCATCTGCAGACTCGCTATCGCTACGAATTTGTTCCATGCCACTTTCGATTGCGTCATACTCTGCCTTTGTTATATTAAAGGCTTTATACTTTTTTTCTTTCTGTTTCGCCATTTCTTTGCTGTTCTAATAGTTCTAAACCTCTTTTGATATCGCTGTTAAAATCTAGTGTATCGGATTCACTCGCGCAATTATCCAATAGTGTGTAAAGATTTGCAGTAAATAGTTCGATAGGAACCGATGATACTAAATCGCATATACCTTGTAGAAAAACAAAAGGATCTTTGTCAAAGCAGGTAGCTAGTTTTGTATAATAGTTCTGATCTAACGGAAATAGATTCCCTTCTGGATCTCTGAATAAATCGGATTTTAACAATTGCAGTTCAAACAGTACACTGAACACACTTTCAATTTCATGATCTTTTATCCGGGCAAGTTTTACTTGTCTTTTTGTGGTTGTTGTTTCTGTTGACATATTTACCAATTTAATTTTACAACATTTTCTTGTCTCCAATCTTGACTAACGACACCTTTACATGTCAGGCATACATTGAAAATGATCTCCCTATTGGTAATTTCATGCTTGCAATGACATTGGCATATAGATTCGGATTCTAACTTATTTTGTTCTACGTACGTCTTAAATGCAGCTATTTGCTCGTTCAAATTCCAGTATTCTAACCCTCCTAATTCGATAGCGCAAAATCTACCAAAAGCATACATAGACTGCAGACTCTCTTTGCTAAATATTATCTCTCCATTTTTCATTATTTCAGCGGCTTGATGTTTTTACACGCCATTGTGGCCGTTGCTTGTATGTTTTCGTAAGACATTTCTAAAGCTTCTTCATATTCAAGTCCCCAATCTTTTTCGCTTTCTTTTCTAAGCTTCGATGGTGATTGATATGCTTTAATGGCTTTTAATGCTTCTAGCATTAAATTGAACTGTGCTTTCTGTTTTTCTGTTATTTGGGTTTTCATGTTATTAAGCTTTAATTTGGTCAATATTCAGTTCTAGATTTTTGTCAACAGTTTGCACCATATCCGCGTTGATGTTCTTAAACTCTTCCAAAATATATACTGCCCCCTTGATGAAATCGTTAGCGATACTTTGGGCGGCGTAAACGTTATTTTTAAACTGTGTATCTCCTAGGACTGAAAAGGCATGTTGTTTGGCAGCTTCAATTAATTTATTTGTTAGTGTCAAATGTTCCGAAAAATCTTCAACAGGAGGGAATTCGTTTTTATACGTGATGTCAAAGATTTTAGCGAATTGATGTTCGTTTACAAAAATTGTTTTACGGTTTTCACTATCAACTTTGATATTTACATGGAAGACCTCGCCAAAATCCACGAAAAGTTTAATCAAGTTCAATGTGATTATTCCAGAATCACTTATATTAATTGCTCCATATTCCTGGGTATACATTTCGATATATCTTTCTACATCCATTATTTTGGATAATGCAGCATTTACTGCCCCTTGGGAGGGATGACGGTAAGGAATATAGTATTCTTCCGGATCTTCACCGTGCAAAAAAACATGGTTAAAATGGTTAGTAAAGTGTTCGATTTCTTCGTCCAGACAGTCAAGAACGTGAACTGGTCTGTTGAAAAATAGGTCGGTGTAAATGTTTTGATCTTTAATATTCATGACTTGTGTATTTAAAAAAATTAAAATATTGTTAGTTGTGTTTATTAAGTAAGTGCTGCCTATCAATTCTAACCCCTTCATTAAGCAAGTTCTTAATGCGTCCAAATGATAATCCGGTAATTTTTGAAATCGTGTTTATCAAACTGGATAGTTGATTATTTGGCAGATTGAGAAAGTATCGAGGTTGAGACTTTAATCTAATGATCTCATGATTTTGCCCCGATATTTTCCCGTGCGATTCTTTAAGCTTTTGATTAAGCTGCCTGATCTGCTCATGTAGATTCTCCTGGTCTTCACACCATTTGCCGAACTCGATATCCATAGCCACGGCAAAAAGGTCTATAGCGTGCTTAAATCCCTTATTGTAGTCCTCGCTGTAAGTGGATTTTGTATGAACCAATTTGATTCTGTTTAGAATCTGCTTTAATTTTAATTTGATTAGCATAGTTGTTTTCTAAAAAAGTTTTATTTGAATGTTGAACCCAGCTTTGATTAGCTGATTTACGTAGTATCGCGGCCCTACTGGAATGCTGTCGAAAGATTGATAGGGTGCGACATCTACTTCCCTTAAGGCAAGATCTACGTACATATTGTACTTCTTAAGCTTGCGTTTCCAGTATATCAGTTTCCCGTCTGGCGGGGTGATCCGTTTCATTATTCAAAGATTAATTTGTGTTTTAACTCCTTGACAAAAGCCCTTTCCATTTCAAGTTCTTCGTCACCTTTTTGGGCGTACCAAACCTGTTCGTCCAATTCGATAAACCTTGACCCATGTAGGCTTTCATGACGGTTGACTGTTTTCTCATAGATGCGCCAGCCACGATTGAGCAGAAACGTCATCTTTTCAGATCCGGTGAAATAAATTTTAAGCTCCATAGGGTAGATAGCTGATATTTTTCGACCTAAATAGTTCTTCGATAACTTCGATAGGCTGAATGTTAATGTCGTTTTCGTCTGATCCATCCTGAACAAATCCAACATGCGTTTGTGGTTCGCCCATCCTGTTTTGAAGTATAACCCCTTCGTCAATGACAATCGTATTGCAGCAGCCTTCGACTGCGTTCCCGAAAACAATTTTTCGAACAGTGAACTTTCTTCCGGTGTAATCGATGAACCGACAGCCAAGTGGCCATCGGACAACATTTCTAGCGGCAGTCATGGTTCTTGACGTTCTGGTAATTCACGCACGGATATTGAGCGTACGCGGATATCGACCTTAAATATCTCCAATGGAAATTGATGTACATCGATTATGTCCTGGGCTTCTTTTTTCATCTGGTCAAGCCCTCCAATTGCCCTAAATTCAAGTCCATTCATATATTGGCGTGGCTCATGGGTTCCTTTAAGAAGTGTTTTAAATTTGTCTAAGGCAGTTGTTTTTTTATTTACGTTCATGTTGTTTTAGATTAAAAGGGTAATGTTTTTTTGTTTTCTGGTTCTGGGTTCGGCAGGTCTGAAGGATCAATCGTCGGATCAAAAACATTGCTTCCGTCTACCGGACGAAAATTTCCATCGTCGTCACGTGTCTGGAAATAGAAATAAGCTTGTGATACCTTTGATTTTAACTTGACCCATGCCATTTGCTTTTTGTCATATTCGAAGACATCGAGCTGTTTTGTAAAGCGTTTGGATTTACCCAGCAATTCTTCTGGATTGTGTTTCCAGTCTCGATATTTTGCGTATAGCCCAAGTTTGGTATTGAAACCTTGCGGACTAAACTTTGTCAAGTTGGAAAATCTCATGAAATCTGTCATCGCCACCGAAGTAATCATAACCGTATCGATATGTCCAGATAATTCATCAAAGTAGTTTTCCGCCCATGCAATGAAGTTTATACCGATCTCTGCGTATAGATTCCGCTCCATGATGTTTTTCATAGGGGCTTCTATTTTGGGCGATGTAAGGTATAAGTGGCAGCACTGAATCATTAGATTTAAGAAATTGTTCCAGTCTTCATCATTGAATTCAGTAAAAAGTGCTTTGCCCAAATCATCTACAGGCGTGCGTTCTTCACGAAATTTGCCCAACTTGTTGTCATGATAAAAGTTGGTGAAGCCTAGAAAAAGAATCCGTCTAAGTGTCGAGCCAGATAATTGTCCCGGAGTGTAGTTTGTACTGATCGTAATTTTTGGTGACTCTGATTTGTCCAATGACACACGGCTTTTACCTTTTGGATTGACCGTCATTTCGCCAGTTACCAAAGAAAATAAGCGCTCAAAATTGAAGTTTTTGGAAGTATCGTCGATGTAAAGGATATCTGTGTTTCTGTTGACCTGTTCCAAGGCGTGCGAATCATCAAACATCTTCTCATTTTTACCGTCAAGTGTTACCATCTGGCGTACTTGTTTTACAGCTTCGAAAAAGAGTGACTTACCAGTCCCACCTTGCGGCATGCCGTCTGTATTTGGTGTATCATCCATCGCTACTACTGCCCAAGACCGTGAAGGGTTTTTATATCGATGTACCAGATATCCCAGCGCGTAAAGTTTTGACATCAGATGCAATTCCTGCTCATATCTTTCTGTATCCGTAAGATTAGGGCCAGCAATATTGAATCTGTTTTCCTGTAGGTACCTTTCGCGTTCTGCATCAGATAAGTCATCTAAATTATCTTCAAGTTCAGTACGCCAGTGTACCCGTGACGTTTGTGTCAAGAATCGAAGAAAAAGACAATCCTTGTTATTGATCTTAAGTCGAAACTTGTTTTCTTCTTTTGTGATCTCGAAAATAGGTTCCTTAATTAATCGCTTAAATGGTTTTTGAACAATCTTTGTATCCCAAACGAAATTTTCTGACGTGCTGCCCTTGATTTCTGCAATTTCATTTTGGTCTACCCGGAGAAACTTGTTTGGGAAAAACATCAACTGACAATTTGACCAGCTGTCCCTAAAGTCCAGTTCAAGGTCTGGCAACTGTGTAAAATGTGCTTCCGATAGAATAGGGGACTTGTGTACGGTGTCGATCAGTCCTTCTTCCATGAATCGACTGCGTAAAAAACCTACTACGAACGCTTTAATTTGGTCGGGCTTTACTGTTTTAACAACCGATTTGTCAATATGCACATACTCGATCACTTCTGGCATTGTCTCAAATCTGCCAAAGCCATTTTTGATCAGAAAATTAAGCATCCGTTCAACGGAAATTTTGTATTCATATACTGGCTTACCGAACTTTATTTTCGCCAAACCTTCACGGTCTACGGCTTGATGCGAATCCCAAAAACGAAGCGGTTTGGCCATACGTACCAAATTCCGAAACGAAAAGGCACTAAAATAATTGAGGTAATCCCTAACATCTTTACAGCTTCGTAAATACTGATCCGAGTTTGCTTTTAGACTCTGCGGGAGATCGACCGTTTTAATGTCCAAAAAATGCTCTGACGTAGTTGTTAGGCATAATGCCAAATTCTGACGCTGACCTGTATGATCCAGATCGGGACAAGTAAGTATGTTATGCGCTAAAGATCTCAGTTCTTTTAACTGCTCTTTTGTTAGCTTGAAGTATTCAGATGATCCGTATACACATTCGTAACCTATTGCCGTTTTATTCATGGCGTCAGACCCGCCAGTGCTAAAAAATATGTTGTCAAATTTTACTTTCTCACGTTCAAAAGTTTCGTCGGTTTTATTTTCCTTTTGCTTTTGATCCCTAAGCTTTTCAAGTTTGGCCTTTGCCTGTGCAAGTCCATGAAGAAAGTTTTTGTCCGCTCCATTATGATACATGAAACGGTACTTTTTGACTTTGTTTTTAGGCTGATATATCTTTTTCCACTTCGTTTTTTTTCCATCGATTACGGATTCTTCTTCAATGCCGATAATTGGATAGTGATCTTGCGATTCAACCGTCACTCGCTGGCGATCCTTTACCCTTGAATACGATTTCATTGGATGCCAGTTCTGATTCGTAAGCAATAATGCTAACGAATCATATACGGCACGTTGGCGATCTTCTTCTTTGATGTGCTTGTGCGTATACTCAACATCTGCAATGGTGTATCTGGAAAATATAATATCAATCCAGGTGTCGGGCCATTTTTCAAGATATTCGAATTCCCAATGTCCGTCTGGTTCGTTTGGTTCAGCATCTTTTTTACGGATCTTCGATGTATACATCGATTCCACGTTTTGAGACATCGAAAGATTTTCACGGGTGACGATCATCCTTAAGGCTTCCCCAAAGGTGCATCGTTCTTCATGCCGTACAACCTCAATCGCATTACGCGTTTTACCATCGCCACCGAAATCAGTAACTAAATAGCGGCCGTCATTAGCCAGCTTAATAGAACAGGATTCCGATTTTTCGTCACGCATACGAAAATGCTTATTCGTACCTACGAAATCATCGATATTAGATACATACCACCGAATGATATCTAGCCCGCCGTTTGTCTCTTTAAATATTTGATCTATATCGAATGCCATGTCTTAAAAGTTATTTGGTCTGCTAACTGGTGAGGGTTCTGGAAGGATTACATTTCCAGCCTTGTCACGTCTTAAGGGGGGCGGGGGATTACGGTTAAATTTGATCTTAGCGAGCTCTAAACTAGCAGATCTATACTTTGAAACGTATACCGCCAACCAGATCACTAAAACCATAATTACAATTAGCATTACAGTAATGATTATCTGTTGTCTCTGATTTTCCGAGTGCAGCAGCAATATGATTTGATCTATGGTTGTATTATTCGTCTTCATTGAATTCATCTTTGTTTTTTAGGATAAAAAGGCATGACGCTAAAATTGCGGCCAAGAATAATAGGATTATCGAAGTCACTATGACCCCGAAATATTCGTTTACTTCGGGATTCATGACTACGTCTCGTTTGTGTATTTAGCGATTAGGTCTTCAATGTTTTCATACACATTAATTCCGCAATGGGTGGCGGCATCGACAACGATCTTACAAAATTCATCCTGTCTCCACTGCGGCAAACAAAGCATATCTGTACATTCATTTGCCATCATTTGAAGGGCATGGCGCTGTATCGAACCGTCTTCGAAGGACTTTGCGCCGATGGTGCCGTCGAATGAAAAGGGGCTACGTGTAATAAAACCTTTATTTTTCAACTCTTGATCTACGGTTGAAAATTGGATGCTATTAAAGTGCTGGAAGCCTTCCATTGGCCCAGCTATAAAAACTACTGATGTATTCATTTGATTTTGTTTAATAATGATTCGTAAAGCCACCCGGCTAAGTGGGTGGAATAAAGGCGAAAAAGAACGGTCTTAGCCTTGCCTACCTTGACACGGGTTCCGCTTCACTGGTGTTTTGTTCAGCATGGTATCCATCTGTTTGCACCAGTGTATCACCGGAAAAACTTTGGTGATAAAGTCGCTGTAAAAATTAGTGTCTGCAGATGGTGCGATATCATAAAGGGTAAAATGGTTTTTCGAAACAAGGGCCGCAATTTTCGGCAATTGCTCGCCTTTAATCTTTGATACCAGTAATTCAATAGCCTTGATTTGAATGCCTAATTTTTTATCAGATGCATTTAGCCAGTGGAACGTTTTTCTTTCTTGAATAAAAACATAAAGTACATGGTAAATAAACTTTGCATTTTCACTACTTACTATAGATTGCACCGCTTCGGGTAGTACATCTAAGAATCCTTTCGGATCGATATTGGAAAAAGTCGGGTAGAGCAAAACAAGCTTCCTGTTGCTTCTGTCATACAATTGTGTAATCATGTAATACGTTATCAATTTTGTGAAGGATTATATTCAAGCCCTAGATTATCCTTTAGGACCACTTTTACTTCATTGATAACAACAGGGTTGTATTCCCTTTTTAGTTTTGATATCTCTTTTGTTATTAATAACTTACTTACATTAATTCCTTTAGCTTTAAGGCGTTCATGTACTACTGATTTGATGCCAGCATCACAGTTTTTATACAAAAACAGGACTTCTTCTGGCTCCAATTTGATCTGAGGTTGTGTTGTTTTGTTTGACATTGATAATATTTATTATATCTTTGTCATACATTTTTAGTACTACATAAAATGTATGACAAAGAATGTTTGAAAATTATAGCGGGAAATGGACGTCGAAATCAATATTCCCGCTATGTGTTATTAATTATGTTATACAACAAATGTAATACAATGTTTGACATGTGTCAAGTGTTGTGATACAATATTTTACACAAAAAAATGCAACATCCTATAAGTGAGAGGATTAATTTTTTAATTAATCATTACTCAAATGGAAATGTCTCATCTTTCTCTGATAGACTTGAACTTTCAAGACAAGCCATTAACAGATTGTTCCACCCTGATCTAAGAACTAATAGATATCCTTCTCCTTCAATAGATGTGATTACAACTATCTTAAAAGTCTTTCCTGAAATTGATGCGAATTGGTTAATGAAGGGGATAGGAGAACCATTTAATTTGTTGAAATCGGTTGAAAACGGAGAAGATTGGAAATCTATGTATTTTGAAACGCTAAAGGAGAAAGATATTATCAATAAGAAATACATCGCACTATTGGAGAAAGTAGCAAACGGATAA